GAGCCGGTCCCACCGGACGCGCCCTGTGGCCCTTCGCCGAGAGCGGCCCACAGGGCTTGCTCCGCGGCGAGGTAGGCGTTCGCCGCGTCGGTCGCCGTCTTGCGCGCAGCGACCTCGCGCGCCGAGGCGGACTCGATGGCCGATGCGATCGAGTCCTCGGTGTTCTGAACCGTGGTGTTCAGTGAGTCCTCCGCGTCAGCGACCCGCTGGTTCGCCTGCTGGATGGACCGCTGCGTCGACTCCGCGGTGTCCGCCACGTTCTGCTTCGCCTTGACGATGCTCTCGCTCACCCTGATCTCGGTGAGTTCCAAGTTCGAGGCGGCCTTCTGCTGCGCGTCCTGCGTCGACTGGACGACATCGGCGGTGTGCTGATGGGCGTCCGCGATCTGGCGCTGAGCGGTGGCCTCGGTCTTGGCGAGGGACTCCTGGGCTTTCTCGACGTTCGCTGCTGCGGTGACCTGGGTGTCGGCGAGGTTCTGTTCCGCGGTGGCGAGCTTCTTCTTCGCGTCGATGACGGCGGTGTCGGCGTCGGTGCCCTTCTGCTGCGCGGCGGTCAACTTCAACTGCGCCTCGCCGAGCTTGTTCTGAGCCTCGACGAGAGCGATGTGGGCGTCGGTGTTCTTCTGCAAGGCGATGCCCTGCAACGTGGCCGTCTTCTCCCCGCCGACCTGGACGTACTGCTGGTAGAGCGCCGCGTTCGTCGAGTCGGTCTGCGCCTTCGCGAGATCGTTCTGCGCCTTCTCGACGGCGATGGTCGCCTCGCTCATGTCGAGCGCGGTCGAGGGCTTCATCGCGTTGTCGAGCGCGGCCTTCGCGTCGGTGACTGATTGGAACGCCGCGGCGATGCTCTTGGACGACGCTGCTACGGCAGATGCGAGCGAGTCCTGGGCGGAGGCGATGGCGTCGTTCGCCGAGGTGATCGTGTCGGCCTCGGCCTGTCGTGCTTGGGTGACGGCCTTGGCCCCGTCGGTGACGGCCTTGTCGTACGCCTGCTGCGCGCTGACGATGCTGATGAACCCGTCCGTCTCGGTCTTGACGAGGGCGTCCTGCGCGTTCTGCATCGACTTCGCCGCGGACTCCTTCGCCTGGACGAGGGCGTCCTGCGCGTCGCGTAGCTGCCGCTCGGACGAGAGGATCTGAGTGTTGGCCGACTCGTACGCCTTCGCGACGGCCTTCTGGCCATCGATGACGGTTTGGTCGTACGCGGCCTGCGCCGACGCCTGCTTGTCGAGGGTGTCCTGGTACGCCTTCGTCGCGTCGGTGACCGCCTTCGTCGCGTCGACGGCGTCCTGCAACGCCTGGGAGTAGTCGACGACCGCCTGGGTGGTGTCCTGGTGGGTGGCCTTCAACTCCTTCATGGCCTGCGTGTATTCGCCGGTCGCTCCGGTCACGCCGTTCGAGGCGTCCGCGATGGCCTTCGCCATGTCGTCGTTCGCCTTCTGCGCGGTGACGTTCGCCGACGTGTCACCGACGGCCATATGCCAGAGCTTCGTGGCGTCAGTGACGATGTGAAGGGCCGGACCGAGCGGGCCGAGCGCCGCCTCGAATGCCAGCCCGATCGGACCAATCCCGCCGGTCAGATCACGGACCGCGGCGTCGAGCTTGACCACCGGGCCGACCACGTCGCTGACGACCTGCGCCAACTCGATGAGCGTTGGGACCACAGCGCGCCCGACCTGCGACTCGAACGCGGTGAAGTCCTCCTTCAACTGGCGAATCTCCAACGTGAGCTTGTGGGCCTCCTGCACATCCTTGTCGGACGACGGGAGCCCCATCTGCTTCGCGAGGTCGACAAAGTTCTGTAGCTCGGCGCTGCCCGCGGCGAGGACGGGGATCAACTGCTGACCGCCTCGGCCCATGATGTCCATGACCATGGCGTTGCGTTGCGCCACGTCCGAGTTCGCGTTGTAGGCGTCGGAGAGGTTCTTCAACGTGCCGAACAGGTCAGCCGACCCGTCCTTGTTGCGAGCGACGGCGACGCCCCATTGAGTGAGCTTCTGCGTGTGCTCCTCGACGTTGCGCGACATCAAGACCATGGACTTGTCGAGCGACTCGACGTTGACGCCCAACTCCTTGGCCGCGAGCCCGAGCCCCGCCGCGCTCTCGGCCGACCCGCCGAGGCGTAGCTGCAACTGGTAGGTCGCCTCGCCCAACTCCGTGAACTTCTTCACGGACGCCGCGACGAACATATCGAGAGCGACGCCCGCCGCGACCGCTGCTGCCGGGATGGCGCTGCCGAGCGCCGATGCCATGCCGGTCGGGCCGCCGCCTGCCTCCGCTGTGGCCGCCTTGACCTCAGCCAGCTTCGCCAGCCACTTGTCCATATCGGCGCGTGCTTCCGCCGAGTTGGAAATGATGGTCATGAGGATCGGCGGGATTAGGCCCATCTCAGAACGCTCCCACCGTGATCGTGAGGAACCCTTCGGCGACGGCTTGCGCTTCGAGGGATGTCTCGTCGGATGCGGGCTTCACGAACGGCTCGGGTGACTCGTTGTACGGGCCACGGCCGAGCGAGTCCGTGCGGTAGAACCCGGCCTCGATGCGGCTGGCGTAGGGCGCGTCGGGCCGGACGTAACAGATCCAGCCGTAGAGCCCATACGCGTGAGAGGTGCGCCGCACCGAGCGGGCGAGGAACCCTGAGTGCCCTGGGATGCCCGACCGGGGCGCGTAGCCCTTGATGTTCGCCGACGCGATCTCGGCGACCGTCTCAGCGATGACCCTGTTGCCAGCGACGACCCGGTCGTTCAGCACCTTGAACGCCGCGATGACCGCATCGACACCATCGACGTGGATGGCGGTCTGGATGCCACCGACCGACGGGCCGGACAGCATCTTGCTGGTGGCGCTGTGGAACCCACCGAGGAACCCGGTGACCATGCTCACGGGTCAGTCCTCGTCAGGTGGTGTGGCGCGTGCGGCTTCCTCCGCGTCGTGCAGAGCGAGCATCCAGTCCGAGAGTCCCGCGGGCTGGTCCCACGCTTCCTCGATGGTCCAGCCAAAGATGCGACAGAGGCGGTATAGACGGAACTCCGCTGGGATCGGGTCCATGTCGGAGTCATCTAGTACCCCTGGCTCTAGCTGGGCTCGGACTCGCTCGACTCCACGAAAGGGCTGCCTGGCCCGGTGTCCTGGTCGAACTTGGGGAAGATCGCATCGCGAGCCGGTTGTGCGGCCCGTGCGATCTCGTCGAACTGCGTTGGTGTGAGGTCGTCGAGCGAGTCCATGTTGACCGCCTTCACGCCGAGCCCCTCGGGGACCAGCGACGGGACGGGCGACGTGAACGACCACTCCTCGACGAGTAGTGCGACGACGGCGTACCCGTTGGCATAGCCGCGTGCCACGCCTTCGGGTGCCTGCTCCATGAACATCACGGCCAGACGGCGGTCCCTGTTTCGGACCGCCGTCGGCTCGCGAAGCTCCACCCATTCGCCCCCTGTCAGCGAAACCTTCATGACGTGCTCAGCCCACCTTTGCGATTGCGCTCGCGGCGGCCCACGTACCGGAGATGTTCACGGTGTTGGCGACATCCCCGTCGATGGAGAAATCGAACAGCGCCGTGCCATACCAGTAGTGCGTCGTCGTGATGCTGGGGTAGATGTAGAACTTGCGGGCCACGCCGTCCTGCGACGCGGTGTAAAGCTGCTGCGTCGCGTCGTCGTAGAACCCGCTGTAGGTGCCCTGCGCGTCGGGGAGTCCGGCGACGTAGACCTTGTTGGCGTCGCCGAACGCCGTCGCTTCCTTCTTGTCGGTGACGAACTTGATGCCCCACTTGGACAGGAAGGCGATGGGCTCGGCGCTGCCGGTGCCCGAGATGTCGACGTAGAGCCGACCGCTTCTGCCATGGATTCGTGCCATCTACGGTGCCTCCTCCTCGCCGTCGCGCAACGCTGACGGCGCGCTTGCAGCTTGACGAGGGGACGGGCCGTGGTCAAGCAAGGTCAGGAGCTTCGCCACGTTGTTGTCGAACGTGTAGGGCTCGACGGCCTGCTGGGCGAGCTTCGTGACCTTCTCCCTGGCGTCGTCGTGCTCGATCCACCACCGGAGCTTCTCGCCGAAGTCGTCGGGGTCGGTGAACGTGGGGAGCATGGGGAACACCTCGTCGCCCTCGGGCCTCGGGTCCCTCAGAAAGAACGTGCCGCACGCCGCCAGTTCGACCTCGCGTGGCCCCATCGACCAGCCGTCGATGTTCGACGCCAGGAGGTTCTCGCGCCGGTAGAGGTTGGCGGACGCCTTCGTGGACTGGTACACGCGGACGGTGTTGTGGTTGTCGAGGCATTGGCTCAGGTCGTGCGCCATGAACTCGATCAGCGGCGAATGGGGCGAGAGCTTCTGCCAGTTCCCGGCGAACAGGGCGTCGATGCCGGACCAGTCGACGGCCTCCATGAACTCGATGCGCGACGGGAACCCGGTCGCGACGAACGCGAACTCGCTGAGACAGTCCTCGGACGGCTCGCCGGGATGGTGGCGTGCGGGGTCGTAGGCGTGCGGGAAGTAGTAGGTCCGGGGGTTCAACTCGCGGAAGCGGCCGAGGTTGGTCGGGTCGTTGAGGAGGATCACGTCGGCCCACGGAGCCCACTTCAACTGGTTGTCGTCCTCGTACGGCGACTCGGTGCAGAGCAGGACGGTCGTGATCCCGTTGACGTGGCACGCCTTGTAGACCTCGGGCGGGATGTAGAACCCGCTCGTCATGAACAGCACGTCGGGCTTCACCTCGAAGCACGCCGCTTCGATGCCCTTCGACGCGAGCATGGCGGCGGCGAGGTCCGGGTCGGGGAAGTTGCGGGCGATGGCCGGATCGTTGATCGCGCGCCCGTAGAACTCCAACCGTTCCGACAGGTTGATGTCGACGACGAGGTGGCCTGCCTTTCGGAGTGCTTCGACCCACCCTCGGTGAACGTCGAGGACGGAGAACTCGGGGCCGGGCTGGACGGTGACGAACTTCACGCGAGCACTCCTACATGGAAGACGATGGATGCGTATTCGGTGTCGTTGAGGGAGAGGCGGCCGTAGCTGTCGACCGCGACGAACTGCAACGAGGGGTTCGCCTCGCACGCGTCGATGACCGACGACGGTGTGCCGGTGTTGACGTAGGCGTCGAGGACCTTCTGCGCCTGCGGCCAGTCGGGTGTCATCGGGGTGAGCACGATGATCTTCATGACGATGTCGAACGAGTCGGTGGCGATGTGCGGGGTGACCACGTCGACTTCGATGACGGCGGCGGGCATCTCCGGCTTGGCGGGAGCGTAGGCGTAGACCTGTAGGCCGCTGATGGTCTGTAGTGCTGTGGCGAGCATGGTGCGTGCTGCGCCGAGGTCGAGGCTCATCCGACGAGCACCGATTCACGGCGGTAGCGGGCGAGGAGCAGGCACACGTCGGGGTCGTCCTTCGGTGAGACACGGACGACGCCGAAGTCACCGAACCCGGCGACGCCCTGCGGTGAGTCCTTGCGGCTCCACAACCGGGACGCCTTCAACAGCGTGGCCTCGATGACCGCCTCGGGCACGACGGGCCATCCCCACCGTGCGGTGATCTTCACCCTGTCGCGCCGCGTCAACCATGTGTTGATGAGCCACGGGAACGTGCGCCCGCCGACGGCGCGCACCTTCGTCCACGGCTTCGGCTCCGGGTGCTCCGTCGGTGCGTTCACGGGGAGTAGCTGCCAGTCGCGTGCGTCCCACGTCACCTCGTAGACGCCGTCGCCGGACGGGTCGGTCTGGATGACGAGCCCCGACGACGAGCCGATGTCCTCGTCGAGCACCAACAGGAGTAGGTCGTCGGGCACGAACGTCTTCGCCGTCGCGACGGGCTCCAAGTAGAAATGCCGGTCGCAGTAGTGGTCGATGGCCTTGCACGCGGCGCTGACCGCCATGCTCATGACGAGATCCTGGTCGGAGCCGCTGCGCCCGATGTACTGCTTGAACGTGGCGAGGTCGACGTAGTCGAGGACTGCGGTCTGCACGGTCGGTTCGATGATGAGGAGGTTCTGGCCGGACGTGGGGAAGTGCATCGTCGAGCCGTCCTCGAACGTGACGAACCATTCCCACAGGTAGCGGTCGGCGACCGCGGAGTCGACGGCAGACGGGGCGTACTGGACCGTGGCGGGCGACGTGGCGTGCGTGATCGACGCGGCTGCGTTGATGACGGTGCCGGTGCGGATGGCCCGCGCCTGGAACATGACGGTCACGTCCGGGCCGCTGAGGTCGACGGTGCTCCCGTCGCTGTAGGTCAGCGTGTCCGTGATGAGCGGTCGGGTGTCCCCGGCCTTCATGAGCAACGGGACGTTCGCGGGTGTCGTCACCCGGTCATTGTGACACCGGGGCCGTGCAGCCTGAATGACCGCCCGGTGCTGTCGCCGCGACCTTCTCGGCCGGTGTCGTTGCGGACGCCCTGCTCGATGGGCCGTCGAGCCCGTACCGCTGCCCTGGTGTGCTCACTCCGGGCAGGGTGTTGAGGTTGCGGGTCGTGATGATCTTCGCCGTCGCTTGCTGCGTGGCGGTGAGCGTCCGTCGGAGCCGGGCGGTCGCTGTCGTGGTCCGGGTGCGGATGCCGAGCGAGATGAACGCCTTCGCTGAGGTGGTCGCGCTCCGGGCGACCGACACCCGCCCCGTCGCCAGCGTCGTGAGGGTGAAGCTCCGGGCGAGCCGCCCGGTCGCTGCCGTCGTGGCGGTCCTGGTGACCCGCAGCCGGGCGGTGGCGGGCTGGGAGGCGGTCCCGGCCCGGACCAGGAAGGCGTGAGCGGCCTGGGTGGCGGTCCCGGCCCGCGCTAGACGGGCTAGAGCGGGCTGTGTGGCGGCCGGAGAGGTCCGCAGCCGGGCGGTGGCCTGGGTTGTGAGGCTGTGGGTCCCTGAGACGAGGATGCGGGCCGTGGCCTGCTGGCCGGTCGCCCTGGTGACGGCGACCCTGGCGACGGCGGCGGTCGCCGCGCTCCGGGTGGCGGACAGGCGGGCCGTGGCGCTCGACGTGAGGGTGCGGACCGAGGTGATCCGGCCCGTCGCGAGGGTGGTCCGGGTGAGGGTCGCGGCGACCCTGCCGGTGGCCTGCTGCGTCCTGGTCGACGTGACCGACACACGCCCCGTCGCGCTCGTCGTGAGCGACCGGGCCACCGAGACGCGAGCGGTCGCCTGCGTGGTCCTGGTCAGCGGCTTGCTGACCCGAGCCGTTGCCGCCGTCGTGCGCGTGACCGTCGGGGCGAGACGAGCCGTCGCCGTCGTCGTCTTGGAGATGGTCGGGGCGAGGCGGGCGGTGGCCGCTGTCGCCGCGCTCCCGGCGACCGACACGCGGGCCGTGCCGAGCAGGGAACGGGGCACCGTCGCCCTGATCCGAGCCGACGCCATCTGCGCGGACGACCGCGACGAGATGGAGATGATCGACGCCGTCGCGGACTGGTTCCATGACCGGATGGACAGGACCCGCGCTACGGCGAGCGTCGTGCGAGTCCCCGCCTTCGAGACGCGTGCCGTCGCTGCCTGCGTGAGCGTGTCGACGACGGAGACACGCCCACGTCCTTGCTGGGTCGCTGTGAGCGTCGAGCGGACACGCGCTGTGCCCGGCTGGGTGAGTGTGTCGACAACCGAGAGGCGAGCGGTGCCCGACGTGGTCTTGGTGAGCGTCGAGCGGACACGTCCTGTGGCGGGCTGCGTGAACGTGTCGACGACGGACAGGCGAGCCGTCGCGCTCGTCGTCTTCGTGAACGGCTTCGAGAGGCGCGCCGTGGCCGTCTGCGTGATCGAGCCCGGCGTCCTGATCCACGCTGTCGCCGTCTGCGTCGACGTGTAGGTGGCCGACCCTGCTGCGATCCGCGCCGTGGCGGTCTGCTGGTCGAACCGTGGGATCAGGTAGATGGTGTCGAAGTCGTGGACCTCGCCCGCCGCCCCTGTCCCATAGACCTTGACCCCAACGTCACAGAACGCCGCGGTGCCCGGAGCGGTGAGAACAGTCGAGGTCGCCGCCCATGAGTTCGTGTCGTTCTGATACGCCGTTGAGGACGTGGAGATGTACGCGCCACCGGACGTGTACCAGTCGACGAGGAACTGGTAGTTGTGGACCGTCGACGCGGCCTTAGCTGAACCGCCGAGGATGTAGGGCTGGTTTGCCAGCACGGGGATGACGTGGCCGCGCGCGATGTACGTCGCCATGTCGCCCGCCGCTGCCGACGTGAGCCGCAACGAGTCCTGCCCGGTGTTGCCCGTGCCCTGCGACAGAGCACAGTTCGTGAGTGAGCCCCACGCCGAGGTGTCCGTCTCGATGTCCTGCTCGTTGAACGTCAGGAGGTTGCCGGGGATAGCGCCACCGACACCGACCCACAGATGGTCAAAGAGGTGGACTTCGTTCAGCGCCGGACCCGAGACGACGAGCAACGCGCGGAGGTGGCCGGTGACCGGAGCGACCGCTGAGCCGGTGATGTTCGTCCACGTCGACGTGTTGTCGTTAGCGCCGAAATAGTCGGTGTATTGGAGGACCCACCCGGAGTCGTACCAGCGCAGACAGATCATTGCGTTGCGCCCGGTCGCGAGCGTCTTCGCCCACCCGTCGACCGCGTAGCGAACGCCAGCCGTGCACGTCATCGTCGCGGCAGCGTCCTGCGCGTAGAGGTCGCCGGACCCGGCCGTCATCTGAACTTGCAAGCTCTTGGTGCCCGTG